CCGCTGTTCGCGCCGCCGACCTCGCAGTAGCGCATCGTCATCGTCGAGCCGTCGAACAGGTCGTTCGCGCTGTTGCCCTGCACGTAGATGCAGTCGCCCGACGACCAGACCACCTTGCCGTAGTTCAGCGTCGTGTTCTTGGCGCGCACGCGCAGGGTGCGGCCGGATGTGGAACTGCCGGACCCGGCCTCGAAGGTCGAGCCGATGATGGCGAAGCGCTCGAAGGTGCAGCCGGTGCCTCCATCCTCGATCAACACCGTGTCGGATCTGCTCGTGCTATTGCCTGTGGCCGAGGTGTTGCCGATAACCTCGAGATCGTTGAACGTGCAGCCGGCGTGATCGACGAACACGCAGACGCCGGTCGAGCCGCTGCGGCCCGACGATTCGCCCGAGCGGTCCACTTTCCAGCTGCCCTCATGCGTGCCCGCCTGGCGCGCGAGCGTGACGGTCGACAGGTCGCTCAGGTCGGCGATGTTGGCCGGATAGGTGATCTCGAGATCGGTGCCGCCGATGCCGTAGCCCTGATACGTGACGTTGGCGACGGTGGTCGCCAGGCGCTCGGTGAATATCGACCCGTTCTTGACGTTGACCGTATCGCCATCGGCGAGCGTGTGCGCGCCGTTGGCCGAGTCCATGCCGGGAACGTACTTCCACGGATCGCCCTGCGTGCCGGCGCCGTTGTCGTTCGCGGCTGCAGAGTCGACGTAGTAGGTCGCCATCGCGCTACGGAATCAGGTTCAGCGCGTAGCTGATCGACGGCGTAGACGAGGTGCCAGACATGGTGGCCGTTGCGCTGAAGTACAGCGCGTCGCCGAAGTCGTCCGCCCCGCTCAGCGTGACCTCCGACGCCGTGCCGGTACTCGACGATCCGGCAAAGTGCCCGGCAGACTTGTTGTTCGGCCCGCGCGGCATCACGAGATTGGTCGAGTTGAAACTGAACGAGAACACCGAATCGCGCAGCACATCGGAGCCCGTCAGGACGGTGCCCGAGGTCGTGATAAGCGCGGCATTCGTGAGGCCGGCGCTGCTCGATCCGAGGCGCAGGTTGAGCGTTGTGAAATCGTCGGTCACGTTGTTGGCGCCGAGCGCCATCGGCACGTCGCAGCGGCGGAACAGGAGCAGCAGACCGGCCGGGAGCGCCTGAATCCAACTCGCTGCGCACTGCTCCGACGCGGACGTGGTGCCGGAGCCGCCAGCCACCTCGATCAGCAGGCCCGCCGTCGCGCGCCAGGCCGAGCCGGTGTAGGTTGCGAAAAACGGGAACGGCATGCCCGAGATATCGAGCATCGCCTGATCGCCCTTGGCGGGCGTCGAGACTGCTTCGAGCGCCGCGACGGTGGCATAGCTGCCGAGGTAGCGCGGCGAGGCCGCGCCAGCGACGACGAAGTAGGCTTCTGACGAGCTCGGGCACCAGTAGACGTTCCCGGTGTCGGTGGCCGTGTAGTGGCATGGCGTGCCCGACAGCGTGGCCCCGGTCGCCGCCGCGACGATGGCCGCATCGCTGGCGAGCGTGCCGACGCCGGAGCCGCCGCCGAGGCTGGTCCAGTTGGCGGCGGAGCTGTAGGGCGCGACGCGCAGCTTGTAGACGGTCGCGGTGTCGGTGCGATAGCACTCGTCGCCAGCCACCGCCGCTGACAGCGCGACCATCGCGGCCTCGTTGGCGACGACGCCGTGGAAGGTCAGCGAGGGGCCGCCAGGGCGCGTCGGCCAGCTCACGACGCCACCTCGCCGACGCCGTCGGTGGTGGTCGCCGTGAAGCGCACCGCGGTGGCGTGCTGGAGCAACTGATTGGCGGCAGCGGAGACGGTCCCGGCGTCCCACGAGAACCAGCGCGCGGTGCCGGCTTCGACCTCGGCAGGCAGCGACCAGGTCGCCTCGGCAAGCATGGTGCCGCCGCCACCTGGGGTGCAGGAGATGACGCAGCTGTCGGGCGTGTAGACGGGGCTGCTGGTGCTGCCCGCAGTCAGCGCAATTTTGGTGACGCCGCCGGGCGCCGCGGTGACGGGGCTCGAATGGGTGACGGTTTCGGACATGGCGGTGGATCTCCTGAAATGGTCAGGGCAGCTCGACGCCGCTGTCGGCGAGGGCGAGGAGCGTGAAGGCGCCGTCGTCGATGGGCGTGGCGCTGCGCACGAGGTAGCGCACGGTGCCGCTGGCGTGGGCGATGTCGAGCTGCGCGCCTTCGACGGCGTCGGTGAGCTCGTCGCTGCGGCGCAGCGCGGCGGGGCCGGTGGTCTGGACGCCGAAGCTCTCGAGAATGCTGCCCTGGGTGTCGAAGATGACGAGACCTGTGGAGCCGAGCAGGACTTCGGCGGCGACGGCGAACTCGTCTTCGCTCAAGAAGGCGGCGAGGTCTTCGACGAAGGCCATGGCTCAGGCGTCCTCGTCGGCGGCGGCGGCCGGGTCGGGCTCCGGTGCAGGCGTCTGCACGGCCGGCGCGGGGGCGGCGCCGGGCACGGCCAGGCCGGCTTCTCGGCGGGCCTCGGCCTCTTTGACGGCCTGGGCGTGCTTGGTTTCCCAGTCGACGCCGTCGTGCAGGATGCTCTCGGCTTGGAGCGTGCTGATGCCGAGGGCGACGCGCTTCTCGGCGGCGGTGACTTCCTTGGCCGGGTCGATGCTGCCCGGGCCGTCGCCGACCCACTGGGCGGCGCACCAGGCGTGGCGGACGACGGGGTCGGCGAAGAAGCCGGGCGCGGCGATGCGGCCGGCGGCGACTTCGTCGGCGAGCCAGAGCTCGTAGACGGGCTGGCAGAGCGAGGTGGCGAGCCAGTCGCGCCAGCCCATGAAGAAGCGCCAGGCCATGAGCAGCGCGCCGCGCGCGGCGGAGTAGCTGCTCTGGTAGTGCATGACGAGCACTTCGTATGGGATGCCGACCGACATGCCGATCTGGCGGATGCAGGCGGTGACGAAGGGGTCGAACTCGGAATTCGGGCGGCCGGGGTTGGGCGACTCGATCTTTTCGCCGGGCAGGAGGTTGGTGACCTTCATGCTCTCGATCTCGCCGGTCCACTTGCTGGCGCGGTCGACGAGGGCCGTCTGGCTGGCCTCGTCGAACATGTCGCCGAAGGCCGTCGGGTCCATCGTCGCGAAGAGCGGGAAGAGGCCGCTCGCGACCGCGGCGCCGAGCTCGGCGTCGGTGTAGGTGGCGAGCTGCTTCAAGGGCTCGATGACGGGCGCGAGGATGGGCACGCCGCGGCGCAAGCCTGGGCGCAAGCGGCGGAAGTGGTGCAGCACGTTGCGCCGGCCGGTGCTGTCGCCGCGCGCGGCGACGCGCGTCCAGGCGCGCGCGGCGCCACCGAGGGCGATGTCGCCGGGGTGGCGGTTGCAGACGTGGTAGCCGATGGCCTCGCCGGTGGCGGCGTCGTGCTCGATGCCGTCGGTGAGGGTGTCGCTGTCGCTCTTGCCCTGGGGGTTGCAGACGCGGTCGGCCTCGATGATCTGCAGCGCGAGCTGCGCCGGGCGGCCGGCGCGCGCGACGCGCGGCGTGACGGTGAAGGCGTCGCCGCTGGCGAGCGTGGTGCGCAGGACGAGATCCTGCAGGCCGTAGAAGTTCTGCGTGCGGGTGATGTCGCAGTCGCTGCTCTCGCACCAGGTGCGCCAGCGGCGGCGGGTGTCGGCCTGCCACTCGGCGGCCTGCTCGGTGCTCAAGCCCAGGAACGCGGCGTCGACCTGCGGGTTGCACGACAGGCCGGTGCCGACGACGTGCGTGGCGGTGGTGCCGATCGCGGCGGTGGCGACGGGCGCGTTGCGCTCGAGGTCGCGCGAGCGGGCGCGCAGCGTCGGCAGGTCGCCGATCACGTCGCTCGCGGGCGAGCCGGCGCCGGCCCCCCACGCGGCGGTGGCGGCGCGGTCGCGGCGGGCGCCGGTGTAGCCGCCCGAGAGGGCGAGGTACTGGCGCGCCTGCAGCCGGCGCGCGGCCTCGCGCGGGGCAAACCAGGCGATGGCCTTGTCGAGGAGGTTCTGCGGCGCGACGGCGGGGCGCGAGGGCTTCATCGTCATCGGCACGCCCTACCTGGCCGGCACGATGGTGCGCGCCCGGCTGCGGCCCTGCGACGCGGCGGCGAGGTTGACGACGCGCGCGTTCCACGTCTCGACGCCGCTGCGCACCTCGTCGAGGTTGGCGCGGGTGAGCTTGCGCCCGGCGATCTCGTAGGACTGGCCGGTCAGGACGGCCGCCTCGGCTGCGAGGTAGAGCGCGAGCTGCGCTTCGGCTTGCGCGAGGGTGATGCCTGCCACTGGGGGGTGCTCCTTGACCGGGGGAGCATCGGGCAGGAGGACCCTGTCTCATCAGGGGGGGATTGAGACGGCTTCAGGCGGCGCAGGCCAGCGGGCCACGAATCGACGCATCTGCTCTTCGGTTGCGAAGCCCATCCACGTCCAGCCGTTGACAGTGGCTCCGCCGCTGTGCCATTGCCCAGGGTGCCCGTGTATCGGCCACGCCTCGGGGCCGAATTGATCGCGGCACCACTGCATCAGTTCGTGCCTGCGGTCGGTGTCGGGCGCTCCTGTGTAGGCATCAACCATCCACGGGGTGCCGCACCACACTTTCTCCATCAGCGCTCCGCGCTTGGGGTCGTCGTAGTTGAACGACAGCGCGCGACGGTAAAGGTCCGTTCCGGTCATGCTGGCTAGCTCCTCTCGGGCTCCGGCGGCCCGCGCTTGAGCAGGCGGTAGAACGTCGCCCGGCTGATGCCGTGGCGGGCGATGATGGCTTCGGTGGGCTCGGCGCTGGCGATGGCGTCGGCGTGGGCGCGGCGGGCGACGTCGGCCGGGATGCGCTGGCGCGCCTGGCGCGCGTCGCAGGTCTTGGCCACGTACTCGATGCGCTGCCCGCCCCACTCGATGCGGCTTTCGCGCTCGACGGTGAGCGCGAGCTCCTGCGTGATGCTGTCGTCGTGACGCATCATGCAGTCGATCACCCAGCGGATGATGTCTTTGCTGCTCACGATCAGCGGCGCGGCCGGTCGGGCTTGCCGGGCGCAAAGCGCGCGAGGCCGGCGATGGAGAGGCGCCCGGGGCCTGGGACGGGGTCGGCGAGCAGCCTGGCCGGGGCGCTGGCGGGCGTTTCGGCGGCGGGAGCACCCTCCCCCGCGGGGGGCGTGGCGGCCGGCGCGTGGGCCGCGGCCGCCGGCAGTTGGCCGCCGTCGAAGAGGTCGGGCGCCTGGACGCGGCTCTCCCACTTGGACCATTCGCCGTCTTTCCAGCGGTCGATGCCGCGGTAGTGCGCGGCGGCCAGGGCGTAGACGGCGCCGTCGAGCGCCTCGTTGCGCTTGCCGTTGGGCTTGACCCATTCCAGCCGGGCGTGGCCCTTGACGTAGCGGGTGACGAGGCGCTCGCTGGTGAGCTGGTCGAACACGTCGCCGTCCATGCGGCGGCTGAGGGTGACGTAGCCGGGGCCGGGCTCTGCCAGGCGCAGGCGGCCGTAGATGACGCCTTTGGCGGTGTCGGTGCCGATGGGCCAGAGCTTGACGCCGCGCTTGACGCGCTGGCCGCGGTGGTTGACGTCCTGGTCGGTGGGCTTGCCGAGGATGGCCTTGCCGGCGATCGACGCGCCCTTGATGGCGTGCACGTGGGCGTGTTGGTGGGCGCGCGCGTAGGTGTAGACGTGCTGTGTGTGGTGGCCGCCGCTGTCGACAAAGCAGGCGAGCAGCGGCACCTGGCGCCCGCTGGCGTGCAGGACGGCGGTGCGGCGGTATTCGGTGAGCTGGGCCCAGGGGCTGCCGGCGTCGGTTTCGGGCAGCGACGGGTCGCCGTAGAAGACGCGGCGCTCGACGAGCTGGCTGGCCATGCCGCGGCCCCAGGCCCAGTCGAAGGCCTCGAGGCGGTCGCCCTGCACGTCGACGCCGAGGGTACGCACGAAGTGGCCCCAGGTGACGACGCCGACGGGGATGTCGGGCGCGCGGCGCTGCAGCTCGTGGGCGGCGACGCGGTCGCCCTGCTCTTCCCACGTCTCGGCGAGGCTGGTGTTGACGAAGGTCTTGAGGCGCGACACGTCGCCGGAGCGGGCGGCGTCTTGCGCCTTGGTCCAGTCTTCGACGAGCATGGCCCAGCTCTTCCAGCCGTTGGGCGAGTACAGCTTGTTCAAGTGAAAGCCGGCGACGAGGCCGCGCTGGGCGCCCGGCAGCTCGGCGCGCCACTCGCCGGCGGCGAGCATGGGGGTCTTGCTGCGCTCTTCGATGGCGGCGGCGCAGTGCCGGCAGATGTAGACGGCGGTCTCGGCGCGCGGGGTGCCGGCTTCGGTCTTGAGCCACTTGATGCCGTGCTCGGCGTCGGCCCCCCACACGAGGAGCTGGAACTCGCCGCAGTGCGGGCACGGCAGCCAGTAGCGGCGGCGGTCGCTGGCGTTGTACTCGGATTCGATGCGGCTGAAGTCGCGCAGCGTGGGAGTGCTGCACAGCACGAGCTTGCGGGTGGGGAAGTTGCTCATGCGCTCCCAGACGAGGGCGATGGGGTCGCCCTCGCCGTCGACGTCGAGCGGATAGCCGTCGATCTCGTCGCAGACCACGAAGCCGAGCGGCTTGCTGGCCAGGCTGCGCGCGCTGTTGGCGCCGGCGAAGAAGAGGGTGGCGCCGCCGCGCAGTTCTTTCGTCTGCCAGGTGTTGGTCTCGTCGCGGCTGCGCAGGTCGGGCAGGCGCTCGACGATGACGGGCATCTGGCGCGCCGTGGGCATCAGGCGCTGGCGCGAATGGTCCTTGCTGTCTTGCAGCGTGGGCTGGACCATCATCATGTCCACCGGGTCGAGGTGGATGCGCTTGAAGATGGCGTTGTAGAGGACCTCGCTCTTGCCGAGCTGGGTGGCGAACTGCATCACGACCTTCTGCACCGGGTGCTCGGGGTCGGTGCAGTCGAGCGGCTCGCGCAGGTAGGGCGTGCGGCTGGTGCGCCAGCGGCCCTTCTCGGGGCCCTTGGCGATGACGCGGTAGTCGTCGGCCCAGGCCGAGCAGCTCATCGCATGCGGCGGCTCGAGGAACTCGCGCAACAGGCCAGCCACGACCGCGGCGGCGTTGAGGGGGGCGAGGTCGGCGGTGCCCATGGGCGGATCAGTCGACGGTGGCGACGCTGGAGAGCACGGCGCGGATCTCGGCGTCGAGCAGGGCGTGGACCTTGGCCTGGTCGGTCTCGGTAGTGAGCAGCGGCGCCAGGCGGGCCGGGATCTGCAGCAGGTTCACGCGCACCTGGCCGACGCGCTTGGCGATCTCGGCCCGCACTTCGACGACGCGCACCAGGTCGCCCTGCTGCTCGCGCAGCTTGAGCTCGGCCAGGTCGGCTTCGTAGCGTTCACGGCGGGCGCGGTTGAGGGAGTACTCGCCTTCGTCGGGCGGGATCTCGCGGATGACGGTCGGCGTGGCGCCGGCGGCGCCGGGCGAGGTGGCGGCGGCGGCGGGCGAGGTGGCGGCGGGGGAAGGCGTCTGCGAAGGGCCTGGCTGCGCGACGGCCGCCGGCACGCGACGGCCTGGGCCGCTGTCGGCGCGAGCGCGGGTGTTCTGCGCCCACTGGATGTCGGCCACGGCAGGGTCGACCATGCCGTTGATCGTGCTGATGCGCGCGGCGGCGATCGCCTTGCGCACGGCCTTCTCGTCGCACCCGCGATGGCGCGCGTAGGCCGTCGGCGTGATGAGCGTCACCGCCACGGGGCGCCCCGGACTTCGCGCGGACCGATCGGACCGAACAACGGACTTTTCCACCGCCCGCCGACTAGCTTTTCGACGGGGTCCGAATTACC